TAATACCGTTAGCTAAAGGAGGTAAGCATTGTGACGCTAACCTTCAGGTACTGACTCAATTTGATAATCGTTCTAAGGGCGCAAGTTTGCGCTAACCGTGGGGGGAGGTGATGCTTTATCGATCTTGACTATACCGCATGCCCAACATTTGCTAAATTGCATTTTGATACTAATAAATATTTGTTTTGCCGTGGACCTGTCGGATCGGGTTGAGGTAAATCATCCGGTTGTATATGGCATCTAATCCTGAATTCGTTCAAACAACATCCTGATGAGAACGGTATCAGACATAGCCGATACGGTATTATACGTGCGTCTTACCCGGCACTAAAATCTACCGTTATAAAGTCATGGCAGATATGGTTTGGTTCACTTGCAAAGATTATCTTTGATACACCTATTAGAGGTGAGATGTGGTTAGATCATCCAGATGAAAAGACTCAGTGCCATTTAGAGTTGGTGTTCTTAGCTCTGGATAGAGAAGAGGACGTAAACAAGTTGCAGTCTCTTGAGTTAACAGGGTGCCATATTAATGAGGCAGCAGAAATACCACAAGCCGTACACCAGATGCTCAAGTCCAGAATTGATCGGTTCCCAGCTGAAATGAATGGTGGTGCCGTATCACCTTTTATCATAGCTGATTACAACTCAGTTCCGACTGATCATTGGCTGTATCATTTAGCAGAAGAAGTACAACCAGTAAAGCATAGTTTTTATCATCAACCTCCTGCATTGAATATAACACATGGGGGTGACGGTGGTATCGTGGATGCTAATGGAAATTATTATAAGGTGAATCCATCAGCAGATAACCTTGGACATTTTGTAGCTGGTACGATTGATGCCCCACCAACGCCTAAATCAATATGGTATCCAGATAGGAACCAATGGTGGGTACGACATTTGTCAGAGGACTATTATGCGGATCAAGTCCATGGCGCTGACCCTGACTGGGTCAATGTTATGATCCTAAATAACTATGGTGAGGTCAGAGCAGGTAAACCAGTGTACCCAGAATACTTGGACGGGGTTCACTTTGATGAGAGACTGCTTAAACCACTGGATGGTGTACCTATTATAATTGGCATGGATATGGGACTGACACCAGCTGCTGCTTTTATGCAGCTTTCACCAACCGGTCAGCTTCTGGTATTTGATGAGATTGTAACAGAGGACTGCTCTATACATAAGTTTTGCGAAGATTATTTGAAGCCTCATATATTCAACGTATACCCTAAGCACACCTTTACGTTAATAATCGATCCAGCAGCCGTACAAAGGTCACAGAACGACCTTAAAAGCGCTGCAGAGATCATCGGTGGTAGCCCTCCGGTGGGATCCGGTTTGCCATACCGATTGGCATTGTCCAACAATGAACTGAAACGTAGGGAAGCTGTTGTATATTTTTTACGAAAGTTAAATGGCTTCAGCATCGGTCCTAATTGTCAGTTCATACGTAAAGGTTTTATATCAGGGTATGCATATGACAAGAAGCGGATTGCGGTTGCAAATGTTAGAGCCACTGCAGGATCTGAAATGTTTAAAGAAAAGCCCGGGAAGAATATATTTAGTCATATACATGACGCAGTGCAATATGGGGCACTTGAATTATCTGAGGGAAGATCCGTTAGGCGTAAGCCAACTGGAACGTACACTAATTCTAAACATCAACCCGGGGATATAACCGCAGGTTACTAAGTGGGTTTTTTCATAAATGAAAAGGAATATAATGGCAGATATAAATCCGAAACAGCAGATGGCACAAGATGAGAATGAGTTTGATCGAAACTTTGTGGAAGCTACTTGGAGGGATAAACACAAGGAAGAGAATCAGAACACTGAAACATATCTTGAATGGATCACACCTCTTGGTGATCAATTGCTTAAACTCTTTAGTGAGTATGAGAGGGACCGTAGGGAAACTGAACAGCGCTGGCTGAAGGATCTTAGACAGTACCGTGGTGAGTATGACCCAGAGGTTCTCGAGCGTCTCCACAAGAAACGTTCAAAAGCGTACATGTCCATATCCCGTACTAAAGTTAAGACTGTGTCCGCACGGCAGACTGATTTATTGTTCCCTGCTAACAAGGATAAGAACTGGGGCATTAAGCCATCACCTATACCTGAGCTTAGTCCTGTTTTAATTCAAAGTATATCGGAACAGTTCAAAAAGGCTACTGGTATAGAGCCAACAGAGGAAATGATACATAAGCAGATTAATAAGGAAGCTACAAATAGATGTGAGAACATGGAGAAAGAGATTTCAGATCAACTTACTGAGATCAAGTACCGTGATATTATACGTGCCACAATTTTATCCGGGTCCTTATTTGGCACTGGCATTTTAAAGGGTCCCCTTGTTAAGGAAACTATATCAAAGCGCTGGTTACCTAATGGTGATCAGTGGGTAGCGGTGGAAATACCTAAGTTGTTACCATACTGCGAATTCGTCCCTGTGTGGGATATCTACCCTGATATGTCCGCAAGGACACCAGACGATATGCGTGGTATATTTGAACGTCACTCCATGATCCGTTCCAAGGTATTTGAACTGGCTAAACGATCTGATTTTAACGGTGAAGCTATCAAGTCCTATCTTAAAGCAAACCCACATGGGGATGCTGAGTACAAGATGTATGAGCAGGAGCTAATGGCACTAAACCCAGATGGGACAGAGAACACCGGGTACAAAGAGACAACTATTGCTGGCACTGCCCGTATTGGCACTGGCAGTCAGGTCACTGATCGTAAGGGTAGATATGAAGTAAGGGAATTCTGGGGGTACCTGTCAACTGATGAACTGGCAGCCGTAGGCGTAGAGGTTGATGAGGACCAGCTTGGTCTGGAAGTAGCAGCCAACGTATGGATGCTTGGACCTGTAATCATCAAGGCTATGATTTCACCGATTGAGGGAGTCGAGTTTCCGTACCATTGGTATTTTTATGATACAGATGATTCATCTATCTGGGGAGAGGGCATACCTTCTATAATGAGGGATCCTCAAAAGCTGCTTAATGCAGCAGTTAGAGCCATGTTAGATAATGCTGCTATGTCAGCCGGTCCTATTGTTGAGGTGAATATGGACCTAATTGACTCATCTGAGAACCCACGTGACGTATATCCTTTCCGTGTGTATCTGAGGGATGGTCAAGGGATGGAAGCATCCAGTCCAGCTGTGCGTGTGTACAATGTCACGTCCTATACAACTGAATTTATGAAGATGATCGATTTCTTTATGAATGCAGCAGATGAAGTTACAGCTATCCCACGGTACATGTATGGGGACACTAACAACATTGGTGGCGCTGGCAAGACAGCCTCAGGGCTGTCCATGCTAATGGGTGCTGCAAATGTGACACTGAAAGATCAGGTTAAGAACTTTGATGATGGAATTACAAAACCTTTTATCAAGGCTATGTATTTCTGGAACATGGATTTTAATGACAAGGAAAACATCAAGGGTGACTTTGCAGTTAATGCAAAAGGATCCTCTTCCCTTATCGCACGGGAAGTTAAAGCTGAGTCCCTTAACCAGTTTCTTAATATCACCAACAATCCTACTGACCTTATGTACACTAACCGTGACAATGTCCTACGGGAAGTTGTTAAGATTATGGATCTTGATGACCTTGAACTTATTAAGGACAAGCAACAGGTCGCTATAGAACAGCAACAACGGTCTGAGGAAATGGCTAAGGATAAGCAGTTTGAACAGGAACTTGCAATGATCAAGGCAGACTCCGGTGGGCATACATCCGGAGGTCAAAGCAAAGGTCAGCCTCCTGCGCAACAGGGTATGAAGCAGTTAGACGTTGCTGACATGGGAGGGGGAAATGTCTAAGAACACTGAATTATTTCGTGAGATAAACACGTATGAAAATTCGGCATGTCATAAACTGTTTCGTGGTCTATTCTCATCTTTGATTTATCAGATCAGGGAACGTAATGATACTGCGACAGGCGATGATGTTATACGTAATCAAGGAGTAATCAAGGAGATGAAGAATTTACTAAAACTCACTGATACAAAGAGTACTGGTGATGATTTTAGAGACGGTGCATATACGCCATAACATTTAATCGTGGTGGACTACGGAAACGCCCACACGGAGGAGAGGGACACGATGCCTAAATCAGAAGAAGAATTCAAAGAAGAAGAAGTCAAGAATAATGCAACACCAGAAGAAGGATCAGCTGAAGATGAATTTGATAAAGCATTTGATTCGCTGGTGGACGGTGAGGAACCTGAGGATAAAGTTGAGGAAGATCCGGATCCAAAGGAAGAAGAAGATTTAGAATCCTCCGAAGAAGAGTCTGTCTATAAACCCAGCCCTGAGGAAGAGGACACTGAGGTAGAAGATGATAAGACTGAACAGACTGAGGAGGAACGTATAGCGGAACTTGAGGCAGACCTTGCGTCAGAAAAACAACGTAGTGCCTCTTGGGATGGTAGAATAAAGGCAGCAGCTACAAGACAAAAAGCTGCAGAGGATGAGCTTGAAGCATTAAAGAGTTCACAGAAGGACAAGAGCCAATCAGATGATGCTCTCCCTGAGGGTGAAAACGAGTTAGATATTGTGAAAGAGTTCACGGATGAGTTTCCAGCACTCAAGGCTCCAATTGAGTTGATGATTAAACAGGAAGCTAAGAAGATTGTGAAAGAGAGTTTGAAGGATGTTGCACCACAAATGCAACAGGTGCAGGACACGTTAGCTGAGTCAAGCAATCAGGCACATTTGTCTGCTATCACTAACGCCCACTCTGATTGGACAACGATCAGAGACACTGGTAAGTTGCAAAAATGGATTGATGTTCAACCCTCCTTTTTACAGAAGTCTTTGCAGAAGGTTTATGAGAGTGGTGATACTCAGGAAGTTATTGAAATGTTCAGCGCCTACAAGAAGGCTAACTCAATTAACCAAAACAGGGAGACAGCAGAAACCAAGAAGAAAGCGGAAAAGTTATTGGCTGTTAAACACCAGACCGGTGGACCTCCTAAACAGAAGGTCAAGGCAGCCAAGGATGATTTTGATGGCGCTTGGGATGAAGCAGTCTCCGCAAAAAAGTAAAGGAGATTTACTATTATGACTATTTATGGTGATATAACACCAAGAACAGCAGCATTTGTTGTAAAGGAACTTCTGGAACGTTCTTTTCCACTACTGGTTTTTGAAAAGTTTGGACAGGCTAAACCCCTGCCTAAGAACTCCACAAAGACTATTAAGTTTCGTAGGTACTTTCTGAAAGATGCAGCTTTTTCCGCATCGGACAATGGTGTTTTCGAAGCTGGGACTTACTTCAATACGGATAACTTTGATCCTACGAAGAAGACCTTAACTGAAGGGCAGACACCTGCAGCAACCAGTCTTGACAAACAAGACCTGTACGTCACGCTTACACAGTTTGGTGATCGTACTGAAATCACGGACATCATCATTGACACTCACGAAGATCCTATCCTCCAAGAGGCTATTGAGATTCTGGGTGAGCAAGCTCCTGTGATTGTGGAAAAAGCACGGTTCAACGCTCTGAAAGCTGGTACCAATGTTGTACGTGCCGGTTCCGTATCTGCACGAACATCCGTCATTGACGTGTTCACTGCAAATGTACAACGGATCACTACACGTACACTTAAACGGCAACTTGCCAAGCAGATCACAAGTGTTGTGAAATCAAGTCCTGCTTACGGCACCGAGCCTATCGCTCCTTCCTTCATCGCTGTTACGCATGTGGATCTTGAGTACGATATTAGTCGTGCGCAGGGATTTGTTCCTGTTGA